GAAGAAACTAAACGCGACATGATTATCGAAGGTACTCCAATCGTGTTTGACGCGATGACCGACTTATTCCGTTTCAAGAATTATGAAGGTAAGGAAGTTATCTACAACGAAGTCATCGCTAAAGGCGCAGTCGATGAAAAGACCAGAATGAATAACTGCTTTATGAAGTTCAACCATTCTGAAGATGTGTTCCCAGTCGCTCGCGTTAAAAATGGTTCCTTGGAGTTAACATCTCAAGATGATGGCGTTCATATGAAAGCCAAGGTCATCGACACTCCTACAGGACGTGAATTATTTAAGTTAGTAGAGGAAGGTATTCTCGACAGAATGTCGTTTGCCTTCGTTATCGATAGAGACAATGGCTCAGTAATTGAGAGTGAAGAAGATGATGAGAAAATCGTTGTAAAACGTACTATCAATCATATTTCTGACCTCTATGATGTTGCTGCAGTTATGGTCCCAGCATATGAACAAACAAGTCTACACGCACGTTGTAAAGAGGATGTGGAGACATACCTCAAACAGGTGGAGGCCGACAAACGTGAAGCTTTGGAGAAAGCTCGTGTAGAAGAAATCCGTAAGGAAGTTCATGGCATGATCGGCTCTGCTAATGTAAGTCATGAATAATACGGGAGGTATCAACATGGACTTAGAAAAACTTAGAGCTAGAGCTGAAGAAATCAACTTGCGCTTATCAGATCTTAATAAGGAAATTGAAACTCCTGATTTAACAGAAGAACGCGCTAATGCGATTAAAGCTGAAGTTCAAAGCTTACTCGACGAGAGAACCGGGCTTAATGCTCAAGTCGAAGATCTTGAAAGACAAGCCCAAGAAGAACTTGAAAAGAAAGGTAAAAAGACCCACATGGAATTCACAAAAAGACAAGCTCTATGCTTATTAGCCGGTATGGCAATCCGTGGTAAAGCACTCAGCGATGAAGAAAAACGTGCTGTTGGTGTTGCATTAACAACAACTGCTACTTCTTATGTCGCAGCAGACGCTGATCACAATGGCGTTAACAACGGTGGTTTGTTAATCCCATCCAAGTTATTCCTTGACTTCTTAAAAGAAGAAGGAAAATTATCACCAATCTTACACGACATCATGTTTATGAATGTCAAGGGCTTAGCAGTATTCCCATACCGCTCAAGCAGAACATCCGCAGCTTCTAAATCAGAAGGTAGCGGTACTGGTAAGAACCAATTCCAATTAGCCCAATTATCACTTGATAAAGGTTGGCTCCAAATCGTTATCGATGTCACTGATGAAGTCGAAGCCTTAACAGAAATCGACTTAGGTGCATGGATCCTCGAAAGAATGGAACAAGACCTTTCAGAAGACTGGGCTTCACAACTTATCTACGGTCGTGGACAAGAAACCTATGGCGAAGTCAAAGGTATTGCAAACAATGCCACTTCAACAGGTATCTCATCCTACACAGCAGGTAAAGAACTTGAATCAATCCTCAAAGGTATCAAACTTTGTAAAGGTTCATTCAGACGTGGTGCAAAGATCTACGTCGCACAAGACGTTTATGATGAAGTTGCATTCGCTCTCGATGACAACGGAAACTTCAAGTTCCCAGTTATCAATGGCGGCCAAGGAGTTACCTCTATGGGACCTCTCAAAGTCGAAATTGATGAGAACCTTGCAGACGGCGATTTCATTATCGGTAACGTTAGCAAATACTACAAGGCTAACCTCTTAGTCGATATGAAAGTCGAAAGTGATCGTGACATCAACAAGCACATCACAACCTACGTTGCAGCACAATACGTCGCAGCTGCACCATTCCCAGGCGCATTCGTTAAAGGCTCACGTGCTTCCTAATTTAATTAACTAGGAGGTACCAGCTATGGGAAGAATCGTAGACAGCCTCAACCGTGTAATCGTTGCTAATGGCGGTACTGCCGTCAAAGGCAACAAGGCAGCGGTTGTCAGGGAATTTATTAAACAAGTTGAAGGCTACGAGATTCCTTCTTCTTACGAGTCCGTTGGCGAAGTCCTTGAAAGATACGCCGAACTCGAAGAAGGCTTAATCAAAGTTGCATTCTCTTGCAAAATCAGTGGCACAGCTACAACTGCTGATTCCATCACAGTTAAAACTGGTGCAACTGTTGGCTCTGGTACAGAAGTCGAAGCTGGTACAGATGGTAAGTTCTCTTGTAAACAAGGTACCTACAACTACTCAGTAGTTAAAGATGGGTATACAACTGTTACAGGAACATTCACCATCACAGCTAGCGATGTCGCTACTGGATCCAAGACAATCGACGTCACACTTGTCGCAGTTCCTGCACAAGCTGGCCAAGAATAGTCTAAAGACCTAAAAAGAAAAGGAGGTGGCCGAGATGGCACAAGCACAGATTCTAACAACTGAAGAAGTGAGAAAAGCGATTGACCAAGATTCCAGTTATCCATTACACGACTTGGAAGATCTTGCCAGCGACGCCACTTCCTTTATTTCACGAAGAACTGGTTATGATAAGTGGGGAGAAGAAAAGAACCCAGTTGCGAAACATTGTGCGAAATTGTACGTAAGACAATCCTATTATGGGAAGGATGGATATGATCCAGATTACGATTTCTCGTTTGGTATTCAAGGCGATTTAGACGACTTGAAGGACATACT